AAATTAATGACGCTACCCAACGGATGGCGACATACTCTCGGCAGCGCGATGGCGGCGACCGGGTCGAGGCCGGCGAGGGAGGCGAGGGAGGCGAGGGAAGCGTGCATTGGAAGCACTCCAGCTAGGGGCCCAGGGCGGGATGCCCGGCTTGCCTTGCTAACCGCCGGCGGGCTCGGCTGCCCGCCTAGCGCCGGAGGAGCCCCGCTCCGGGAGGGGAAGGACTTGTTGCCCTTCCATGCATTAAGATATAGTCGAGCCGCAGGGTAGCGTCAAGGATATAATGCAGCCCACGGCAAATTAATTTGGAGGGATCATGAACATTCGGCAGGCTTTCCGACGCGCCCCGCCAGCGCGGCGGCGCAGCGAGACGGTCAAGGCGAAGTTCGGCGCGCCCGGCGGGGAATTCACCCTGTTTTTGACCGTCAGCTATTTCGACAACGGCGACCCGATAGAGGTGTTCTGCGCCGACGCAGGGAAGACCGGAACCGACATGGCGCACGTGACCGCAGATGCCTGCGTGCTGATTTCATTGGCGCTTCAGGCCGGTTATACCATTGAGGATCTTCAGCACTCGTGTTCGACTATTCCGGTCCCGTTGCCAGACGGCAGTGAGGGCGAGCGACCCGGAAGCGTGGTCGGGGTGATCCTGGAAGCCCTTGCGGAAGGGCGGAATCTGTTGCAAAGTAAGCCCACGGGGCCTGCCCCAGCCGGGTAAGCTCTGGGGGAGGAAGTGGCGGCAGCGACGGCTCGGGTTGCCCGTGAAGGGTCCACCTCCCCCAATCCTTAAATCAGCGGCGGTATTTCAAGCACTTGCCCGGTGTTCGCTTTCCTGTCATTAATGGCCCAACTTAGAACCCTGTCGAGCAGAAGGGTCGGGCTTGGAAGACGACGACGTTCGGATCCCGGTGGAAATTGCCAAGGCGGCGATCGACGAGGATCTGCGTTTGGTGGGCGGATTTGCCTACGTCTCAAAGCGCGGCGGGGAACTCCTAACCGACACCCAAGGCGACAGCATCGACGGAGAGGTGCTGCGCGAGGCGGTTCATGAATTCATGAAGACCGGCCGAACGCTTGGGTTCATGCATGCGCAGGGTGAGGACGGCACGCCGGTTTCGGCCGGTGAGGTGGTCGAGATGGCCGTCTTCGCCGGTGATTTCCGGCCGCCCGGTATGGATCCAGACGTGGATGCGATGTGGGTCGTGACCAAAATTCACGATGAATCCGCTTGGGCGATGGTGAAGGCGGGACTCATGACCGGATTCAGCATCGGCGGAAAAGCGCAGCGGGAACCAGTTGATGACTGAAAAGCCGCGCAAGCACAGGCTCACGAAGATCAGGCTCCATGAGATATCTCTCGTTAACATACCCGCGGAGCCCAACAGCCTGATTACGATTTTCAAGCGCGGCGAGTCCGCAACCATGATGGAGGACGGCGTGACCGATCAGGAGCGCATGAACGACGAACTGAGCAAGGCAGCGGAAAAGATCACGGAACTGACGGCGGTCAACACCGCCCAGACGGCCGAAATCACTAAGCTCAAGGCTGATCTTGCCGAGTCCCAGGAGCGCGTCACTGCGGTCACCAAGGCCGCGGCCGAGGGCGAGGATCCCGACGAAGCTCTGCTGAAGTCGGCATCGCCGGCGCTTGCGGCCAAGTTGATCGAACTCAAGAAGGCGAACGAGGCTGCCGCAGCGGCGCTGGCGAAGATCGCCGACGAAACCGAAATCGCCAAGATGGCGAAGGTGGTGGCGACTGAATACAGCCATCTCCCGATCAAAGCGGAAGATTTCGCACCCGTTCTTAAGCGTGCCGCCAACTCGATGCAGCTTGCCGATTTCGGTGAACTCTCCCGGGTGCTGAAGGCCGCCGATGCGCTCGCCCAAGAGGCGACGATGGTCCGCGGCTTCGGACGGGACGTCAGGCCGACCTCAGCAGAGCAGGAGATTCAGAAGGCGGCCGACGCGCTGGTGGCCGCACACAACCTGTCGCCGGCGGAAGCATATGACCGGGCCCTTACGCAGAATCCGCGGCTTTACGCCAAGTACCAGGCCGAGCGCGGCGCGGCGAACTAGAACGATAGGAGGCGGCCGCCATGGCCCTGCAGGAAAATATCCAGACCTATACCTACGAGTCGGAGGCGGCCATTGCGCAATACGTGGCCGTGATCCCCTCGGCCACCATCCCGCGCGGATGCGTGACGGCCGGCGCCGGCGCCACCAAGGTGCTCGGCGTCACGATTCAGGCGGTTTCCGCAGCGAACCGGGCCATCGCCGTCGCCAAGGGCGGGATCGTGAAGGCCAAGGCGGGCGCCGCGGTGGCGCTCGGCGCGATCGTTACCACCGACTCGACCGGCCGGGCGGTGACCGGCGCTTCCGGCTTCGGCGTCGCCATCACGGCGGCGGGCGCGGCCAATGAAATCATCGAAGTCCAGTGGGGACCGGTTCCCATCTAACGTAGAGAGGATATGACCATGGAACCGGCAGATTTCGGCGTCCAGATCAATAAGGCCATCGGCCAGTCCGATGTGCATGTTAACCGGCCGCTGACTAATGTGTCGGTTGCCTACATGCAGAATACCAACGATTTCATCGCGAACCGGATCTTCCCGGTTGTGTCGGTGTCGAACCAGTCGGACACATTCTGGAAGTTCGATCGGGCCGACTGGAATCGGAACGAGATGAAGCTTCGCGCCGATGCGACCGAGTCGGCCGGCGTGACCTTCAACCTGTCGCAGGATAGCTACTATTGCCCGGTCTATGCGGTGCACCACGAGATCGGCGACCAGCTTCGCGCCAACGCAGACTCCTTCCTGCAGCTTGATCGCGCCGCAACCGAGCTGATTACCCGGAAGGCGTTGATCTTCCAAGAGGTTATCTGGGCGAACAGCTTCTTCAAGACCGGTGTCTGGAACACGCTGAAGACTGGCCTTGCCGCAACGCCGGGTGCCAACCAGTTCCTGCAGTGGAATGATGCGGCGTCCGAGCCGGGCAAGGATATCAAGTCCTGGAAAGCTGATATCGAACAGGCGACCGGCTTCACGCCGAACGTCCTGGTTCTGGGCTCAACGACCTACCGGATTTTGAGCGAGAATGATGCGATCATCGACCGCATCAAGTACGGCCAGACTCCAGGATCGCCAGCGATCGCAACGAAGTCGGCGATGGCCCAGCTGTTTGAGGTCGACCGCATCGAGGTGCTGAAGGGTATCGTCAACTCCGGCCCGGAGGGCGGCACCGAGTCCAACGCATACATCGCCGCGGCGAAGTCGGCGGCGCTGTTCTACGCGGCCCCGAGCGCTGGGCTGATGGTGCCGTCGGCCGGCTACACTTTCGCCTGGACCGGTTATCTGGGCGCCAATGCGATGGGCGGCCGGGTCAGCCAGTTTCGTCGGGAGCTGGTGCGGTCCGATCGCTTCGAGATCGAGCTTGCGTTTGCTCCCAAGGTGGTTGCTCCTGACCTCGGGGTCTTCGCGACGGCGGCTGTTGCCTGAAGCCTGCTTTAGGGTGATATTCGAGGGCGGGGCAACACCCCGCCCTTCGCTTTTTGGAGCCCCCGCAGATGCAAACAATCACCGAATACGTTGTCCGCAAGCCGGTCACCATTCTCGGCAAGAACTACGCTCCGGGGGACAGGATCGATGATCCGAACATCAAGCCGGGGGTGCTCGCCACGCTCGTGAACACGAAGCGGATCGGCACTCAGGTGCGGGTGCAGACTGCCTCGACCACCGTTGATATTCCCGAGAGCGAGGTGCGTGCCGATATCGAGCAGTCCGTGGCGGGTGCCGGCGCGCCGGACCCGGTCGAACCCGAGCAGTCTCCGCTCCTGAAAGCATGGCGGGCGCAGTATGATTCCGAACCTCATGGCCGCGGCGGCACCTTCCGGAACTGGATGTGCCAGCAGGCCAGCAACCGTAAGCTCCGGTCGAATGGATCAAACGAAGAGATCGTGGCCCGCCTCGACCTCGCGGGCTTCAAGCCTGGAGGTTCAACCTGATGGCACTGATCGTTGAGGACGGCACCGGCGATCCGGACGCCAACAGCTACGTTTCCCAGGCCGACGCGACCGCCTATCTGGCGCTGATGGGTGTGACGCTATGGGCGGCGCTGACGTCCGACGAGAAAGACGCCAAGTTGATCATGGCCAAGCTCCTGGTCGATGATGGCGCGACCTATATCTATGACGGCGACCGGGTTGGCACCGAGCAATCGGGGGAGTGGCCGCGCCTCGGCGCGACCTACGGCCGGACCGGGCCGGAGGTGCCCAGCGACACGATCCCGCCGGAGATCAGGCGCGCGCAGATCGTGGCGGCTGGCGGGCTGACTGACGGGACGATCAACTCCGGCGGCAGCCCCGGGTCGCTTGGCGAGTCCGGGCTGGTGAAGTCGAAGAAAGTCGACACCCTGGAGGTTGTCTATTTTAGCCCGAAGGAAACCGGGCTGGACGCGAGCGCGGGAACATCGGCCGGCGCCTCCGGACCGTTCGCGGATCTGGGATGGCCGTCGATCACCGCGATCGTGGCGCCGCTGCTGGATATGGATGCCTACGCCGATCTGAACCCTACTGAGGCCGGCGGCATCGATGCTGACGTTGCCGCCCGGCGAGGCCCCATGTGGACGCGGCCGTCCTACGGCGGGATCTGGGACGTCGGCCAGAATGATGCCGTTCGGGGCGGCGACTCCGAACTTCTCAGCAACCAGCAGGTGTAGCGGTGGACTACAATTCGATGCGCGCTGCCGCGGCCGAGATGATCCTCGATTTCGGCAACGGGCAGGAAGTCACATTCCACCGGAAGAACGTCACCAGCTATGATGCGGTCGCCGACGTCGAGACGACGGGCGCGGAGATCGTGGTTTCGGTGCCATGCGTGATCGTGCCGCGCGCGGCAAACGATAGGTCGACCCCCTACAACGACCTGACTTTGACCAACTTTCTGAAGATCCTCGTCCCAGCAACCGGGCTCGGGGTGTTCCTGCCGGCGCCCGGCGACCAGATCGAAGTCCCCGGCGAGGCAGACCGCTTCACCGTGACTGACGTCAAAACTATCCGGCCGGATGGCGTGGCCGTGGTTCACACTCTCCAGGCGGAGAAGGGGGCCACGACTTGATCAAGGCGCGGTTCGATCCGAAGAGCTTCGATGCTGGCGACCTCACCATGCGGTCGATCAAGCGGGTCATTTTCGCGAGCCATACCGACCTCGACCGCAACCTGCGCCTGCGCAATCCATTCGACACCGGCTTTTCCGCAAGCTCGTGGTTTGCCCAGTCGAACGGCGCGCCAGCGCAGCATCCGAACCCACCGACGAAGGGCGGCCCAGGTAGCCGCGGCGCATCCGATCCGAACGTGATGATGGATTCCATCGGCGCGACGCTCACGCTGGCCAATTCCGCAGCCTACATCGGCAAGCTGAACGAGGGCTGGTCGCCGCAGGCTCCCGCCGGATGGATCGACGCCTGCGCGAACATGTACCAGGACTTCATCCAGATCCACACGATGCGGGAGCGCGGGAAATGACAATCGACCGAGATGCGCTTGCCGGATTTCTTCGAGAGCATGACGATGACATGGTCATCGTGCCGCGCAAACTGCTCGCGCGGGTGCTGGATGCGGCTGAGGACGATAGCAGAACCGCTGAGCATCATGACGCTTTAATATCGTCGCGATCGGAATATCGTCGCGATCGGCAAGCCATTCGTGACTTGCGGATCGCTGCGGGTATCAAGTCATGAGCGTCTGGCGCGGCATCCGGTCCGACCTCCGGGCCATCCTGCTGACGGTGGCCGGCATCCCCGATGTCCGCTGGGAGGGCAAGAGCAAGATCTACACGGCAGGCGGCGCGGTGGCCGATATCGAGCCCGCGGCCGGCGTCCCCTGGATCAAGGAAAAGCTCGCCAAGGCCGGGGCGGAAACGGTGACGCTCGGCGCTTGGGGCCAGACTCAGGAGGGCGGCATCTACATGCTGGATCTCTACTGGCCGGCCAACGGTATCATGCACGAGGGCGAGGATCTGGCCGACAAGATCAGGTTAGCCTTTTACCACGGCCGCGAGGTGGCGGCTTCTGGCCCGGATCAGGTGACGGGAACGGTGACCTCGGCGGAAGCGCGGGACATGATCGAGGGCGACGGCTGGCTGATCTTTCCCATCCGGATTGAATTCTACTTCCGCCGCTTCACTCGGCAGGCGGCGTGACAGTGCATGGAAGGTTAAAAGATGGCGACCTACGTCTACGTCACCGCCACCGGGGCGCTGGTTTCATGGAATCCGAGCGACAGCGATCCGGTTGCGCCGGATGCGGTGCTGACGGCAAAGGGCTTTAGCAAGGCCGCGGGCCTCCTGCCGCTGGACGCGACGCACCGCTGGGATGCGGCAACCCACGCGGTCGTGGTCGTGGCCGCACAGAAGTCCATGCCGACGCAGCAGGAGTTCTGGAAGCGGTTCACCCCGGCCGAGCGGACTGCGCTGCAGACGATCCTCCGGACCGGGTCGCTTGCTGCGCAGGACGGGCTCCGGTCGTTCAAGGATTACATCCAGTCGGCGCCGCTCGTTGACTGCAACGATGCGTATATCCTGACATCGGTCCAGACGATGGAGAGCGCGGGAGTCATTGCGGCGGGCCGCGCCGTGCAGATCGTCGTCTGATGGCAATTCCTCGCTTTCCCGATGGTGCGTGCCTGCCGATCGACGTGGCGTCCAATACCGCGATCTCGTCTGCGCTCAGGCTGGCACTTCCGGGAACGGCAAACACGAAATCGGCCTATACCCAACTTGTCGCATCAACAGCCAACGATATCAACCTGTTGCATATCGAGTTGGCCATCAATGCCCAGACGACTAGTGGCGATACCTTTGCCATCGACATAGCGGTCGGAGCCGCCGGCTCAGAAGTGGTCATCATCCCGGATCTGGTGCTTGGGTGGGCCAATTTTCCGATCGCGATGCAATTGACGCTCCCGATCAATATTCCGGCCGGCAGTCGCATAGCGGTGCGCGTTCAATCGGGAGGGAACAACGCGAGCAACCGCGCGGCGGTAAGCATCCAGGGCTATTGCAGCAACGTTGATGGATATGCCGGCGTCGACGCCATCGGATATAACAGTGCAGCTACCAAAGGCACTTCGATGACGCCTGGAGCGGCCAACGTAAAGGGCAGCTACGCGCAACTTATATCATCGACGGCAAGGGCATACTCTGGAATTTTCTTCACCGTGGATTGTTTGTTCTCGGCTCCTGCTAGGCTATACCTGATTGATCTGGCGATAGGTGCCGCAGCGTCCGAAGTCATTATGATCCCGAATATTTACGTCAACTTTAAGGGCGCCGACTCTGGCGGGTGCACTTGCTCTGGCTTCATCCCGATGTCAATCGCTGCGGGCACACGCATCGCCGCGCGGTGTCAGCAGGACAGCACTGCATCTGCAATACAAATAACCGCATACGGGGTGTACTAGGATGGCATGGGCAGTAGAGGCTTCAGGATCGCAAACAGCGACGATATCGACCGAGCATTCACTGGCAACGCCAACGACGATCGCGACCTATGTGTTTTCGGTCGACACGGTGAATATGGTTCTCGGCGATGCAGTAGAGCTTCGCGCTTATGAAATGATCGACGCGACCAACTACCGCGAATGTTTTAAGCTGACCTATCAGCATGCGCAAGCGCAGCCAGGAAAGAAGTTCCCACCGATAGACTCAACAACACAGGCGAAGTTCACGCTGAAACAGACGGCTGGGACGGGAAGAGTTTTCCCATGGAGACTTAGGAGCATCTAGCGGGTGCTTTACCAATACGGACTCCTGATTGAGATCCCGACGAGCGCGGCGGCGTCGGGCGTTGGCGCCTTTGCGGCCACCGAAGCTCCGGACGTCATTTCGGCTACGGGCAGCCTTCCGATCGCCGGCACTGTCAACGCTACCGAGGCGCCGGACACTCTCGCCAGTGCCGGCTCGTCACCTATCACTGGCGTCGGTGCTATCGCCGAGGCGCCTGACACTCTTGCCGCGGCAGCCTCGCTTCCGTCCGCGGCCACGCTGGCGGCGACTGAGGCTGGCGACGCTATCGCCGCAACTGGCTCGATTTCGATCAGCGCCACCTTTGCGAAGACCGAGGCGCCGGACACGCTGGCGACAACCGGTGGAGCGCCAGCGGTTGCCGGCAATCTGGCAGTGGCCGAGGCGCCGGACATCCTCGCCGCGGCGGGATCGCTCTCGATTTCCGGGGCGACGGCAATGGCCGAGGTGCCCGATGCCCTCACCAGCATGGGATCGCTGGCGGCTACTGGCACCCTTGCCGCAACCGAAGCTGGAGACACCATCGCTTCGATCGGCGTCGCGGCGGTCGGCGGTGTCGTGGGGGTGGCCGAAGCGCCAGATACCCTTGCCGCCGCCGGTAGCTTGCCGATCGGCGCGGTGGCCAACTTGGCCGAAGTACCGGACACCGTTGTCGCTGCCGGCTCACTCCCACTCGCCGGATCACTCGCCGCTACCGAGGTTTCGGACACCATCGCGTCGGCCGGAGGTTCCCCGGAGGGCGCGGGAGCGCTCGCACAGGCCGAGGCGCCGGACACCGTTGTCGCTGCCGGATGGTTTTATATCGAGGCTGCGCTGGACGTCACCGAGGCCAGTGACACCATTGTCGCTGTCGGGATCGACGTCACCGCGACCCATGTAGTGACCCCGCGCGAGCGCCGGGCAACGGTATTCTCCGAGAACCGGAGATCTATGGTATCCTCCGAAAACCGGCGGGCGACGGTTCCGGCTGATAGCCGCGAGGCAATGGCGCAGACTGATAATCGGAGGCTGAGAGCGGCATGAGTTGGAAAAAGGATCCAGCCGAGGTGCTGGACTACGCGGTCGACTGGCCCAAGCGGCTGGCCGGCGACACGATCGTCTCGTCCACCTGGATTATCCCGCCAGCGATTACCTCGCCGTCGAATTCGTTCGATCCGGACGAAACCGTCATTTGGCTGGCCGGTGGTGACCTGGGCGACACCTATCATCTGATCAACGAAGTCGAAACCACAGGCGGCCGGACGATGCGCTGGTCGACCAACCTGATCATGCTGGAGCGATGAGCGGTGGCTTGCGGCCTCTGCGCGCGTCTGAGAGCCCTTCTGGCGGCCGGTGCGCCGCACAGCACCCCTCCCCTGGAGCGAAGCCCGGATGCCGCCTACAGCGACGCCCTGAGCGCGCTGCGCCTTGACAGACGCCAGTCGTTTGAGGAAAATGACGTCGACGCTCCGGGTGTGTACCTAGGCACTAGCATGCGGAGCCGGTCGAGGCGAATGCCTTAACGCCCGGTTCTGCAGAGCCGGGCGTTCCGATTATTTCCATCCGTGACAGCCGTCCGCCGCTCTGTCATAGTTCGGCTCGCCACCGGGATCTGAACGCGGGCGCCCGGCCGGTTCCAGATGACCCGCCAGGAGAGGTGGCCGGATGGCCGAACTGCTTTGCTCCCCCCAGGTAGCGTCTGGCCCCCTCGCGGACATGGGCTATGCTGAAGAGGTTTGCTACGGATTTGCTCCCGCTGTAGTTGCACTGAAAACTCTTCGCCGGCGTAGCACGACCCTAACCTTGACGAAAGACTCCTACGACTCCGAGGAGGTCCGTTCCGACCGCATGGTGTCGGACAGCCGCCACGGCATGCGGCGCGCATCCGGCGATATCGTGACCGAGCTTTCGCCCGGGTCGCACGCCGACTGGCAACAGGCGCTCCTGGGTGGCGTGTGGGTGCAGCCCACCCCTATTGTCATGTCAACCACAACCATGACGTTCACGCCGCTTTCGGACGGATCGGTCCAGATCGAAGGCATCGGGATCGATTGGGCGACGCTCGGCTATCGCATCGGTGACACCCTCAAGATCACCGGTTCGGTGAATAACACCTACAATAACAAGATCTTCACCATCTTTTCCGTCCCGTTGACCAACCGCGTGTTTGCGTGGCCGTCGAGCCAGTTCACCGGCGTGGGCGCGGCGCCGCTGTCTGCCGGCACAATCTCCACCGGCGGCTCCCGCTGCCAGATGGGTAATATCTACCGGTCCTTCACGGTTGAGCGCGCCTTCACCGATATCGGATCGTTTATCACCTTCAACGGGATTCGGCCCAACCAGATGGCGGTCGACCTTCCGCCGACCGGTATCGCAACCGCGACCTACTCAGTGATCGGCCAGGACGCCAATCCGATCTCGCGCGCGTCGATCGATGGTTTGGCGGAGATCGTGATCACCCAGGTTGGCGCCGGGACGCTGACCTTCAACGGTGCGACGAAGAAGATCACCAGGAGCAGTGGGTCCTGGATCACTGATGGGTTCACCGTCGGCAGCCGCGTGGTGTTCTCGGGAACCGGCATCACCGATGTCCAGAACCGGAACCCGCGGACCATCACCAAAATCGACTCGGCGACCGTGATCACCGTTGCCTCGGCGATCCAGACGGGTGGCCCATACTCGGGCCCGTTCGAGATCCTGCGCGTCGGCCTGCCTGACTATACGCTGGTGAGTGATGAAGACGTGCTGGTGGCGGTCTCGGGCGTGCTTCTCAAGGACGGCACACCATGCGCGACGATCACCGGCATGAACTTCAGCATCGACAACCAGATGAGCGGTTCCGAGGTGGTCGGCGCCAACATCATCCCGACGGTGCTATATGGTATCCAGTGCGTGGTTTCCGGCACGATCACCGTCTTGTTCGACCGAGGTGGCCTGGGAGAAGCGCTCTACAACGCCTTTGACCTGGAACAGGACGATATTACCCTGATCATGCGGCTGGACACCGCGGCCGGAGATGACGCGATCACCTTTACCTCTT